AAGCAGATGAACAGTGGGCGTTTGGATTTAAACGCTTTCAACATAGCCTTGCGGGCTTGAACTGATGTTACTGTCAGATTGTCACTAATTACTGCTGCCATTTTATTTTCCTTTACAAGTTTATTTAACTAACACTATCACACTAGAAACACAGTATATCATATAGTTGATTTATCGTCAAGAATTAATGATATGTTTTGGAAACTTTATTCTTCAATTGCACGACGGAGAATCAACTCTTGTTTGCTGAAGGCTTCAATTTCCCAAGGACGAGAAAGGTATGCAGTATTCTTACTGAAACGTTTTCCCGCCCATACTTGAACCCCGTTTTTTGTGGTTTTCAAGGTACCTTTTGCCATTTGCTTTACATGAACCATTTCATGTGCAAGGGTCAATGCAATTTCTTTAAGTTTGCGCTTGGGTTTAATAACCACCAAGTAAGCTCCAGTAACTGCACTGAGGTCCAAAGTCATGCCTTCATTGCTTTCGCATTCGTCATACAACCGAATCAACAGTGCCTTTTGGCAACGGTCAAGTTTCAATTGAGTAACCATAGAAGGCAAGATTGCTTCCACAAACTTGCGATTCCTGCGACTGCCCTCTACTTTGATTTCCATTAAAGATTCCTGCAATTACCGAAGAATGTCAACTTGAACGTCAACGTGAACCTTGTTCATATTGAAGTCATACACTCCAATACGATGACCAATACCATCACACCCTTCACGTGCCATCAGATGCAAGGTTGACTCAACAGCTTGATAGTGTACAGTAGTTGCAAATCGGCTGGTTGTTTCACCGACAGTCATATAGATGCCAACCCCGTCGATAATGACGCGAATTTTTTGAGAATTCTTGAAGCCCTGAATGACGGATTTTGTACGCATTTCGTTGTCCTTTAATTAACTGATTAAGACTCTATTATATACCCAAAACCATTTAATGTCAACCAATTGCAGCATAGAAAGCACTCCAACGCTGGCACACCTGCTTTGTGCTAAGCCAGGAAAAGGCGTGGGGTGTAGTGCGGATAATGTCTTTCATACTGTTCTCCTGTGTGTTGCTTTCCACGGGTGTATTATACCCGATTTTTCAAAACCGGTCAACCATTTGTTTGTTGTATTTTAGCCACGATCAATAACGTCTAGGATCTTCTGTTCAAAGAACTCTGAGTAGCGGCGCTCATCCAACGAAGTCTCACTGTTGGGATACTCCAGGCATTCTCTGAGCTTGTCGCTGAGTTCCAGGATCTCTTTGACTTTAGAGTTGCTGATGAATGTGTATGTTCTGTTTGTCATATACTTCTCCTTGTTTGTTAGTGTCTATGTGTGTATTATATACCCAAAACCATTTAATGTCAAGCCCGATACGTAGAGTAATTGCGGATTTTGCTTTGTTTATTAGCATGGCTTTCGTTGAATTTAATCTCATATCCACGCTGACGTAGTGCGTTAACCAGTAACGACAAATCACAGTCTTCTTCCAAGAAAGCATTAATACCATTCTGGTAGCTGTATTTAGAAATCTTATCAGCAATACCAAGTGCCACCAACTTTGCTTTAGGGAAGCGGGCCCATGCATGTCCTGGATCTGCGAAAACTTTGATAGAGATTTTTTTAGCCATTATGTAGTCCATTAATTAACTGTCTAAGTATATATTATATACCCAAAACCATTTGTTGTCAACCTTTAATTGCCGATTGGAGACTTGATAAGTTCAGTAGAGTATTGAGGTAGGCGATTGTCTGTACTGATAAATCCTACATTTTTATCATTCTCAAGTTTAGCTGTTCTGGCACGTAGTTCACTTGAACTATAATTATGTTGACGTTTATGATAGTGTAACTCAATACTATTATTGATACACCATTGTTTACCTGTAAAGTCCCTATTCAAATATTCGTCACTCAAGAACCGTACGTGAATAGTTTGAGTTTGTATTAGTTGTAACAGATCGTACTCGGTTTCGTAAATGAGAATTTCATCTACATACCTACAAGCCTGTAATTGTACATACCGTTCATATGCACTTTGTACAGGTTGATTTTTAACACCCGGACGGTCAACAGTAGGATCAATTTGCAATGCTACAATAAGATAATCACATAATTGTTTTTCCATCTTTAACATGGTCACATGGCCGGCGTGTAAAAAATCAAAACTACTACAGTTAAATCCAATTTTCACACTGAATCCTTTTCAGATAAATGAGGAGAGCCGTCAACAGGCCATTCAATTCCATAGTTGTTCCATGTGAAGTTTTCTTCTGTTGCTTTATTATATGGAGCATCTACTATATATTGTACTATTGCCTCGTCTGATAATACTAGATATCCGTGGGCGTATTGTGGAGGAATTAATAATGCATTTGTATTATCTAGAAAAATCCCAAACCATTTACCAGATTCTGGTTCAAGTGCTACATCAAATATACTACCATAAACTGGCATTATCAGCTTGTATTGATTTTGTCTATGCATGCCGCGCAATACATCACGTTTGGAACTGGCAATATTCAATTGCCGAAAATTACCACGCATCTGGTCGTGATTGATCTTCCATAGTTCACAAAAGTCGCCTCGACTATCTTTGTATTTTGTATGTTCAATTATTTGTAGTCCAGGTAACATTTCACCGGACATAAGTTGATTATTCATTTTATTTCATCAGTAAACCCATTAGAATTAGTTTTTCCAAGTGGTCTATTGCTTTGTTAATAACATTTACATGAGTTTGGGTAAAGTTTGTGGTGCGTAATCTACGCCCATTTACTTCAAGTTTGCTCAATTCAGTTACCATAAGTTGTATGTTTGTATGCATTTTTTTCAAATCTGGATTATAGCCTATAGTATGAAGATCGGTTTTTAGTTTATCCGATACTTCTTGCCAATCTAAAGCAGTTTGAATTTGCATACTAGTAGTATACTCCCTATAGGTATTTATGTCAACCATTTACTTAACAATAAATAAGAACGTGAAACCCACAATTGCATTATTCTTGTACGACCCAAAATGCTCAGTGCAGTCAGGAAACGGAATAATGAAGGCATTAAGCCAATACTATAACTTCAAAATATTCAGCAAAAACATTCTAGAATATGATTTCTTTGACAATGTAGATATGATAGCTGTTCCCGGAGGGATAGGAGATGCTAGTACATTTGATCAACTATTCATAAACAACGGTGATAGAGTACGAGAGTTCATCAATAATGGTGGAAGATATTTGGGTATTTGTATGGGAGCATATTGGGCAGGCAGTCATTACTTAAATGTATTAGATGATGTGGATGCGGTTCAGTATATCAACCAACTTGGAGCAGACACTCGCAGACCTCATGCCAAGAACTTAAGTATTACATGGAAGACTGAACCAATGAAAATGTTCTTCTATGATGGATGTGCATTGATCGGGGACAAACATAAATTCAAAACAATTGCTACATATGCAAATGGTGATGCTATGGCAATATATCAAAAACGCATAGGACTAATAGGCTGTCATCCCGAATCAGAACAATTTTGGTATGATAGCTATAGCTATTTGAAGGGCAAGTGGCACGGTGGTGTACATCACGACTTGCTCTTAGATTTCACAAACGATTTAATGAAACGCTAGTTCCAGTATTTGCTTGAGTCTAAACTATCCCAGTATTGTTTGTTGTTACGATTGACAAAATTCTTAACTAGATATTTCGCCATACCCATGTATCCCATCTTTTTAAATCTACGCGAATCTTGCCCAAAATAATGTTTTACAATTCTAAACTTTTTTGGACTGTACTTTTTTGATAAAAAATAGTCCTCTGATGTTGAAAACTTTTCAGGAAATCCCCCGTATTCTTCAAACCGATCTCTACGTGTTAGCATAAATGCTCCAACTGCAAATGGTGAGACGTATTTCAATATATGGTTTATAGTATTAAAAATAGTGAAACCAATCACTGCTCTTGGATCTTTATCATAACACTTGATGCTTAGTCCAACAAGGTCTAACTTTTTAGACTCAATTAGATTAACAGTATCTTGAATAACCGTATTCTTAAAGAATCGGACATCAGCATCAATGAACAATATGTAAGGAGTAGTGACCAGTCTTGCCCCATTGTTCTTAGCAATAGAAACAGGACCTCCTTCAATAATCTCAACATTCAATTCAAAACTGTTATTACGTATCACTTGCCTAGTGTTATCAGTGGAACAATCAGCAATGATGATTCTGGTATCACCTATGTTTTGTGAGCGCAGTGAATTTAATAAATGATGAATATAATTTTCCTCATTCTTGCAAGGTACTACTATGGTAATTTTATTCTGTAATATCATTAACTTTTTCCTTAGTCCATGTTACAATTTCCCAACGACCATTCCAATGCTCTACTAGTGCTGTACATGATTCAACCCAGTCTCCATCATTCATGTACATGATACCGTCTATTTCTTTTATTTCGGCTGAGTGTATATGACCTACGATTACCCCATCATAACCACGCTTCTGACAGTAAGCAGCAAGATTCTTTTCAAAGTGAAATATAAAATCCACTGCTTTTTTTACTCTTCCTTTGAGATATTGACTAAGACTAAAGTATCCAAATCCCATCTTGTGCCGTAGCCAGTTGAATCTAGTGTTCCACAGCAGGATAAAGTCATATGCTTTGTCTCCCAAAAATGCTAGCCAAGGTGCTAGTCTAGTAATACCGTCAAACATATCTCCGTGTACCACAAGATAATGTTTTCCGTCTGTACCTATATGTTCAATTTGATTATGTATTTCAACAAGTCCAAAACTGAACCCATACGGGATCATGGATCTTAAAAACTCGTCATGATTTCCTGCAATGTAAACAACACGAGTGCCACGTTTAGCATGGCCAAGAATACGACGGACCACATTGGTGTGGCTTTGTTTCCATCGCCATTTATTTTGTTGTATCTTCCAAGCATCAATTATATCCCCTACTAGATATAGGGTGTCGCATGAATTGTGTTTGAGAAAGTTGTCTAATTTATTTGCTTGGCAATCCCTAGTACCTAAGTGTACATCGGATATAAAGATTGATCGGTAAGTTTTCATACATTTTATTTCTCACTTTTATTATTTAATAAAAAAAAGAGCCTTTCGGCCCTTAGTGCTGGTTACGAGTTCCAGCCTCCGCTCAATCTTGCGGTCGGTTTACTGTAGTGCTAACCTTTTCCAGTCTGCACG